ATAGAAACAAAAGCTAATTCATTTAAAGGTTTTGCAGAGGGTAGATCAAAATGAAATACGAACAAAGCTTATATAAAATATTAGATAATCATATAAAGCCAAAAACTATATCAACTTTAAATAGATATAAAAAATGGGAATATGGTTACAACGAAGAACACGATGTTGTTGTTATTAGTAGGAGCGGGAAGATAGGTGAGATATATGAAATACAAAATTTAAAAATAGCCTTGCCTTTACAAGAAAATATTTATAAACGCTCTAATAAAATTAAAGAACAATATTGGGAAGTTTTTGAATATTCTAAACAATTACAAAAAATTAAAAGTGTATTTGATTGGAATAAATATCCAGCAGATTTTAAAGATAAATGGTATGATTATATTGATGAAGAATTTAAAAGACGCGAAGAAGGCTTTTGGTTTTATAATAAAGGTTTACCTGTTTATATTACTGGGACTCATTATATGTACTTGCAGTGGAGCAAGATTGATGTTGGGAAGCCAGACTTTAGGGAAGCAAACAGATTATTCTATATATTCTGGGAAGCTTGCAAAGCAGACTTGCGATGCTACGGGATGTGCTATCTCAAAAACAGACGTTCAGGATTCTCTTTTATGGCCTCAGGTGAAATTGTCAATTTGGCAACAATATCATCTGACTCACGGTACGGGATACTGTCTAAATCAGGGGCTGATGCAAAGAAAATGTTTACCGATAAGGTGGTACCAATATCCGTCAACTATCCATTTTTTTTCAAACCCATACAAGACGGTATGGATAGACCAAAAACCGAATTGGCATACCGTGTCCCGGCAAGTAAATTCACCAGAAAGAAGCTATTGGCAAACGAGCGTATTGAGGGGAGCGAGGAGCTCGCAGGCCTCGACACAACCATCGACTGGAAGAATACAGGCGACAACTCGTACGACGGTGAGAAACTATCCCTCCTCATCCACGACGAGGCAGGTAAATGGGAGAAGCCAGAGAACATACTCAACAACTGGAGAGTTACCAAAACGACGTTAAGATTAGGAAGCAATGTAGTTGGTAAATGCATGATGGGTTCAACTAGTAATGCATTAGATAAAGGCGGTGAAAATTTTAAAAAATTATACAATGATTCAGACGTTACTAAACGAAATAGAAACGGACAAACAAGTTCAGGACTCTATTCTTTGTTCATACCTATGGAATGGAACTACGAAGGATACATTGATTCTTATGGATTACCTGTCTTCGATACGCCAACAGAAAAAGCTTTTACGCCAGATGGGTATAACATCAAACAGGGCGTAATTAATTATTGGGAAAATGAAGTTGAAGGTTTAAAGAATGACCAAGATACTTTAAATGAATTTTATAGACAATTTCCGCGTACAGAAAAACATGCGTTCAGAGATGAAACAAAACAATCTTTATTTAATCTAACTAAAATATATCAACAAATAGATTATAATGAAGATTTAAAAAGAACTAATGTTGTAACACGTGGTAATTTTCAATGGCAAAATGGTATAAAAGATAGTAAAGTACAATTTATACCAAATAATAAAGGAAGATTTAATATAAGTTGGATACCTGAAATAAATTTACAAAATCGTGTAATATTAAAACAAGGTATTCGTTATCCAGCAAATGAGCATATTGGTGCTTTTGGCTGTGATAGTTATGATATATCTGGTACAGTTGATAAAATTGGTTCTAATGGTGCATTGCACGGTCTTACTAAATTTAGTATGGAAAACGCTCCTTCTAATATGTTTTTTTTAGAATATGTAGCAAGACCTCAAACTGCAGAAATATTTTTTGAAGATATACTTATGGCATTAGTTTTTTATGGCATGCCAGTTCTTGCAGAAAATAATAAGCCAAGATTATTATATCATTTAAAAAGAAGAGGATATAGAGGTTTTTCAATGAATCGTCCTGACAAAATATATAATAATTTATCAATATCAGAAAAAGAAATAGGCGGTATACCAAATACTTCTTATGATATAAAGCAAGCGCATGCTGCTGCTATAGAATCTTATATTGAAAATTATGTAGGATTAATTAATGAAGATTATGGTAATATGTATTTTCAAAGAACATTAGAAGATTGGGCAAAATTTGATATTAATAATAGAACAAAATTTGACGCGTCAATTAGTTCTGGATTAGCTATAATGGCTTGTAATAAAAATTTATATAGGCCAAGTCAAATAAGACAAATAAAAAATATAAATCTTGGTATTAAAAAATATGATAACCGAGGTGTACGATCAAAAATAATTTAAACGAATGATTAATAAAGGCGTTAAAGGTTCTTTTCCTAGTCAAGCAGTAAGTGACATTGAAAAAATGTCCGCTGAATATGGAGCAAAAGTTGGTAGAGCTATAGAGCATGAATGGTATAGTAATACAACTGCTTCAAATATGTATATGAATTATAGACAAAATTTTCATAATTTACGTTTATATGCAAGGGGAGAACAATCTGTAAGAAAGTATAAAGATGAGCTATCGATAAATGGTGATTTAAGTTATTTAAACTTAGATTGGAAACCGGTTCCAATAATACCAAAATTTGTAGATATTGTTGTAAACGGTATGGCAGATAGGTCTTATGATGTAAAAGCATATTCGCAAGACCCTGCAGCTATTAAACAACGAACCGATTATATTGAAGCAATATCTACAGATATGAACGCTAAACAATTAAACGACACGGTGTTTAACGAGTTGGGGGTAAATATATACAACACAGATCAAAACAAACTGCCTGAAACAAACGAAGAACTACAACTTCATATGCAGCTTGATTACAAACAAAGCATAGAAATAGCAGAAGAAGAAGCAATCAACAGTGTTTTTGATAAAAATAAATATGAAGATTTAGTTAAACGTATAAATTATGATTTAGTTGTAATAGGTATAGGTGCTGCTAAAAGTTCTTTCAATCAAGCAGAGGGCATAAAAGTAGAATACGTAGACCCAGCAGATTTAGTTTATTCTTATACTGATTCACCAAACTTTGAAGATATATATTATGTAGGTGAAGTAAAACAAATATATGTCAACGAACTTAAAAAACAATTCCCTCAGTTAACAGACGAAGAACTTGAAAGCTACAGCGGTTATAATAAAAGTAGCTATGATTATAGTAATTATGATTTAAATAATCAAGATGAAAACGCCGTAACTGTTTTATATTTTGAATATAAAACACATATGAATCAAGTTTATAAAGTAAAAAAGACCGTTACAGGTGGCGATAAAGCTATACAAAAAAACGATGATTTTAATCCACCAAAAAACGAAAGTTTTGAAAGAGTAAGTAGAGCTATAGAAGTTATATATGAAGGTGTTAAAATAGTTGGTAGTAATAAAATTTTAAAATGGGAGCTTAAAAAAAATATGATGCGACCTAAATCAGATACTACAAAAGCTCAAATGAGTTATGCTATTGTAGCGCCAAGAAAATATAGGGGTAAAATAAATTCACTTGTAGAAAGAATTACTGGTTTTGCTGATATGATACAGCTTACACATTTAAAAATTCAACAAGTAATGTCACGTATGGTGCCAGACGGTGTATACGTTGACGCAGATTCACTAGCAGAAATAGATTTAGGTAACGGGACTAATTATAACCCTCAAGAAGCGCTTAACATGTATTTTCAAACAGGTAGCGTAATTGGTAGATCAATGACACAAGATGGTGATATAAATCGTAATAGATTACCAATAAGTGAGTTAAATTCTAGTAACGGGCAAGCCAAACTATCATCTTTAATAAATACATATCAATATTATTTACAAATGATACGAGATGTAACCGGATTAAATGAAGCAAGAGACGGAAGTGTTCCTGATAAAAATGCTTTAGTTGGTTTACAAAAACTTGCCGCTGCTAATTCTAATACAGCTACTAGACACATATTGCAATCAAGTTTATATATAACTCTTACTATGGCAGAGTGCGTTTCTATGCGTATATCTGATGTAATAGAATATTCACCTACTAGAGAATCTTTTATTAAAAGTTTAGGTAAATTTAATGTTGCAACTTTAGAAGAAATGTCAAATTTACATTTGCATGATTTTGGTATATTTATTGAACTAGCACCTGATGAAGAAGAAAAAGCTAGATTAGAAAATAATATACAAGTTGCTTTACAGCAAAAAAGTATTAATTTAGAAGACGCAATAGACATTAGAGAAGTTAGAAATATTAAGCTTGCTAATCAATTATTAAAAGTAAGAAGAACTAAAAAAGAAGCGCTAGATAGAGAAAAACAAAAAGAAAACATTCAAGCACAAAGCCAAGCAAACCAACAATCTGCACAGGCGGCAGCTCTGGCTGAAACACAAAAGCAACAAGCTATTGCAGAAACAAAAGCTCAATTAGCACAAGCGCAAACACAATTAGATATACAAAAATTAGAGCGTGAAGCAGCAATAAAAAAAGAGCTAATGGAATTAGAGTTCAGATTAAACTTACAATTAAGGCAAGTTGATGTTAAACAAATAAACGAAAAAGATAAGTTTAAAGAAGATAGAAAAGACGAAAGGACTAGAATACAAGCTACTCAACAAAGTGAGCTTATAGAACAAAGAAAAACAGATTCTGCAGCTAAAAATTTTGAGTCTGCAGGATTTGATAATTTAGGTGGTTTTGGACTAGAGCAGTTTGATCCACGTTAACATTTATTAATTTTTATATTATTATATTATGACACAAGAAGAAAAAGTTGTAGAAGAATTAGTTGAAGAAACAACACAAAAACCAACAGAACAAAAAGAAACTGTTGTAAACAAAGAAGAAAAACAAGAAGTTAAACGCGATTACGTTGAAAAAACTGAAGACGGAACTATTAAATTAGATTTAAATAAATTAAAAAATTTTCAAGAAAATGCCGTTCAAAAGCAAAGCACAGATGAGATTCCTTTACGCGACGAACCCAAGTCTAGCAAAGAAATACAGGTTAAAAACAACGAAAAAACAAATGAAGAAATTACCGGAGAAACTAAAAAAGAAGTTGAATCAGAAACTAAAAAAGAAGAAACGCAGGTAATAGAAGAAATAAAGGAAACAAACGAACAACAAGAAGTTTTAACAGAAACAAAAAAAATAGTAGATGTTAAACCTCTTGAAAATTTAGAAAAACCAAAAGAAGAGGTTTCAAACACACCTGAGCAAACTTTACCAGATAATATAAAGTCACTTGTTGATTTTATGAACGAAACAGGTGGTACATTAGAAGATTATGTAAGATTAAACGCTGATTATACTAGTGTAGATGAA